ACTTTAGCCACCTTCGAATTGCCAGACAAAAGCGCGCTTGCCACTGGCAAAGCCGCTGCAATCTCACCCTCTTGGCGCTCTTTGCTTAGTTGCTCGAACGTGGGCTTGATAGCTGCTTGATGCTCTGGAAACATCGTCATCAAACGCGAGAATGCTTTAGGCGTGCCTTGGCTAAATGCGCTCTCAATCTCGGTACGATAGGATTGCAAGCGTTGCTCGGCTTGTTGCTTGGCTGCTTGTTGCTTTCTTACTTGCGAAATGGCTGAACCTAATTGCAAGCCTTCAAGCAAAGACCTGCCAGGATCAATTTGAGGCATCTGAGCCAGATAATTAATAGGTTCTGGCATTTTAGAATCCTCCAAAACCGGCGATTGTTCCGCCGACTCTTAAAACATCCCCAAACGACTGCCTAGCGACGCTGCCTTTAGCCAATTGCCCACCAGCCAAAGCTGCTCCTTGTTGTCCTAACAAGTTTCCAATAGATCCAGCCGTTTCCATACCAGCCGCACCTTGCCCTGCTGCGGATCGCTGGCCCAATGAAGTAAGCCCCGCCAAGTTTTGGTACTGCTGTGCAATCTGCTGTTGCAACATAGCAGGGCGAAATTGAGCCAAAGCCGCTTGAATGTTGCCTCCGCGAAGGCCACCAGTGGCAGATGCCTGCTGAAGCAATGCTTCCTCACCTTGTCGGACGGCAGATTGAAATAAAGGACTTTGCTCAAGTGCGCTGATTGCCGCTTCCTGTTCAGGAGCGCCGCGCAATCCAAGGAATGCTTGCTGTTGCTGTAACGCGGGTGTTCCTGCCTCAACGTAAGGACGAAGCAATTCTGTAAGGATGTCGAACTGTCTGCGTTGTTCTTCAATGGCTTGCTGAGAGTAAGCAGCTTGAGTGCCTGCGGCAGCTTCGGCAGCTTTAGCCTGTTGCGAGGCCCCAGTAATCCCGCCAACCACCTTCCCTACCGCGTTTCCGATAAAACTCATTTTGCTTGCTCCCAATCGCGCCGAGTCATGCCTAAAACATGAACACCTACTAATAGACCGTTTTTAAGACAGGCCCCGCGCCTCATGCCTTCGTTTTTGAACCCAAGTTTCAGGCAATAATTCTTTGCAGACCCAAGACCTTCGATAATATACGCGGTAACTCTGTTGATGTGTTTTTGAGCGAATGCCCAAATAAGGCAAAGCTTGCCAAAATCACGAGAATGCTCAATCGCCTGTTTTGACAACATGGCGTGAATGTCGATTTCTACAAAACCAGACTCGACAACCATAAAAGCGCCCACCTGCTGACCGTCTAGCTTGGCAGACAGATATTTAACGTGAGGGTGGTGAATTGGCTCGAGCGCACGATGATCGTGGCCGATCTTAGAGATATACGGATCTTTGAAAAGATCCGTCAGGGTGTCCAAATTTTGGACTTGCTCAAGCGCCAGCGCAACCAATGTTTTCCTCTTTTCGGATTCATGGCCGCCGGTCGCCAAATCACTCGGCTGTTTGATTCTACAGCATAAATCTTAGGTTATTTCTCGCCCACTTGCCCGAATTGTAAGTGATGTTGCAGCACTGGCAATCGTAGAGATAAAACCACCAGCATCAAGCGAATGCCCAACAAGCTCAGGGAATGTATAAGTCTCGTCAGGCGCGATGTTTCTAGTATCAACAATAAGATTGCCAACCCCAGATGATCCGCCCGTTGTAACAAGATTCACCCCAATAGAAACATTGCTTGCACTGGTGTTTGTCGCAGTGAATTTATCAATAATCGTTTTGCAATTATTGGCAGTGTATTGAGTCGTTTGTACGTTTTCTGCCTGCTTTGCAGGAATCAAAACTTTAACGGTAACTGTCATGAGTATTCCTTAGCTTGTAACCGCTTTGATTATCGCAAAGTTAAACACAGGCTGCTCCGTTGTGGCTCCTCCTGTGGTGGCAAAGCTTATTCTGAAGCTGCCAGCAGATACCGCAGTGACATGAATCATATAAAGGTCAGTGCCGGATTTTTGATTCAGAATTACGGTGTCGGTTGCCGCAACAGTACTATTTGTCACGGTAAAAGACTGCCACGCTGTAGATCCTGCCGCACTCACCAACGTGATAGCGCCATTGGTTTTGTTTAACGTCACCCCGGTTGTGCGGGATGTAATTTGTGTAACTGCGCCTCCAGATCCAGTGCCGTATCCAAGGCTTCCTGATCCTGTTACCTTACAATCAGTGACGTTTGCCGTCCCGCCAGAAACATTCGTTGCCGTTCCTACCGTAACCGTTGATGGCGCTACATTCTTCCAAAACGGCCCTGTGCTGTCGTATTGCAAAAGGTCATTATTTGCGACGGACGTAATCTTGACGTTGTGCAGCTCGTCCAGTTCATACCCGTTATCTACTTTGACGTAGATTGAACCTACCGTTGCGCTGACCCGCTCAATAAAGCCAAGAATAACCGTGTGATTTGGTGCGCTTGGGCGAGTGGTTGTCCAGGCTCCGGCCACGGTAGGTGATAGATAAACCGTATCCCCTGCAGTATAACCAAACGTGTTTAGCTTATAGATCGGGCCCGCTGAATGAACCCATCCTTCCCCGCCTGCTGCAATAGATTCAGCGACAAATCCAATCGTGTGAGCTGAGTTTGCATCGCTGTCGGCTTGCGCCAGTTTTACGGCAACGCGATTGCCTTGTGCCCCAGAGATATAGACCACTTGGCCTTTAGTTATCGCCACGCCAGAATCGTTATAACAAAGCGCGTATTCTTGCTGGCCGTCTATATAAGTGACATTACCGCCTTTTAAACCAACAGCCAAAGAGCCAGCGCCATCATCCCAATATGCACGCCCTGGCTTTCCATTAGGCGTTGGTGCAAGCGTGTTGGTGTCGATGTAATCGGCAACAACGAAACTATCGTGTTCCTGTGCTGGTTCCGTAGCCAGCAAGCCAACAATATCAGCCAGTCTTTGAATCTGCGCGAGCGCATCATTAGCTGATGCCTGGGCACTACCTGCACTGATGCTGATTTCATTTACAACGTCAGGCGCGATTGAATCTACTGTGGCAAATAACTTTTCAAATTGCTTTATCTGCTCTGCATCCTTGAGGAAAGATGCAAGCTGATCGCGGGTAAGCTTTAGTTTATTTGCCATCAGTAGGCGAGCGGCTCTAATTGAGCCTCAAGTCTAGCAAAAGACAGATGAGCCTGACTGTCGCCACGGAATCGCTGAATGCGCCAGTGCCCCATGCTGCCGTTTCTGAACCACACAAGGCGCTTTTGTGTCTCGCCATTCGTGCCGATCCTGATCGGCCTGTCTTGGCCCCAATTCACGCCGTCTAGCGAGTAGCTGGTTGTAATGATCGGATTGACACCAAGCGCCACACGGCCGGTAAGCGACACCAACTCAAGCTCATTGAATAGTGCGCCTTTGCCTTCGTTATAAACAATGAGCGTGCCAAACTCCCAGCGCACGATCTGTCCCCAATGGTTGCCAGTATCCTGCACCAGATATCCAACGTTTGCCGATTGCGGATCTCCAACAAGCCACTTGTCATAGGCCCATACCAGATTACGAGCGCGGTACTGTGCAAAGTCGATTGTTGAGCTACTCAAAACAAACCAGACTTGTTGCCCAAGCTCTTGAGATGCTGCGCCGTCATAAACAAGCGTGCGGTCAGGCAGGTGAATATAAAGGTGTTGATGCGACTTATCGTTGCGTGACTCTAGCTTTACGCTGGAAAGCTGATCTTCAGTGTATCCCAAAAGAATATCGTCAATCTCTTGCGTGCTGATCTTCGTGGCCGATGCGTTTGCGCCGATATAAATCCCTGGCGATTCGTTGCGCCCACTGCCAAGAAACGCTATTGCCTCAAGATATACACAGCAGGCATGAGTTCCGATGACACCCTTTTGAATCTGCGCGCCATCGATTCTTTGAAACGGGAAGAAATCACCGCCTACGTTGTCGAACACTTCAATCGTGTTTCGATTCAGCGCGTAAATCTCATTACGCAACTTAAGCAGCGCTACCACGGGATCAGGATCGACTTCTGAGGAGCCATACTTGAGAGGATTGACCTGAGTCGGATCGCTCAGCTCTGTAACCACTAAAAACTCGCCATCAGTGGTCATGAAGTATCCATCTACCCAAACCACATCAAGGACGGTGCCGAGGTCAGGATCGGTCACTTGAGTGAGTGTCGTGCCGTTCCAATAATAGAGACGCCCACCTGATGCGATGGCTAGCCGATCAAAACTGTAATCGAACGTCACCAGATCCCCGGCTCCAACATCCCCAAGCGTCGTGACGGTGCCATCGCTGACAACGCTCACCAGCTTGGTGCCCATGACGCGATAGCACACGCCTTGCCAATTCACGCCGCCTCGATCAATGCCGGGGCCTGTTCCATTGGCAACAATGCCATCAGCAGGGCGTAAAAACCCGGCGCTGATGCCTGAGTTTTTAGGCACAGGAACAAGATTGACAGGGTAAGACGTTCGAAGGTCTGGGCCGCTGTCGGTATAAATGCCGTTGAGGATTGGAATCTGCATGGCAATTTATTTTTTGCGTGCAGCACGCATGTTATCCACTAGATTTGGATACGGTCGCCCAGCCTTCTTTGCAGATGCAATAGCACTGGCCTTTTGTTTCTTGGTCAGCGGATCAGGCTTGCCTTCTGACTTCGGACGAGCTTTTTCCCAGATAGGTTTCTTTTTCACCATTTCACCTTATTGGCCCAATATGCCGCGCTCATCTTTCCCTTGGCAATGTTCTCGGAGTGCCGAGCCTTGAACGACTCCCGCCGAGCCTTATCCGCCTTAGACTCGTCCTCTCGTTTAGGCGAGCCTGAAACCCCCTGCTGACCAAAGCGAATAGTCTTAACCTTGTCGCCTTCCTTCGCCACCACGACATGAGACTTGGTTGGGTGCGAAGGCGTGCGCTTAGGCTTGTTGTATCCTTCAACGCCTGCGCGGGTTAGTCGGGAGTCTTTGGATGGCATGATTAAGCGATGCGATACCAAGAGTTGGTCGGCTGGTAAAAACGATACCGCACGAAACCACCAGCGGCGAGCGAGGTCACAGCACCATAAATGTTAGAAGCGCCGTTCGCAGCCAGAGCGAAGGTCGTAATCTGCTGCGTGCTGGTAATCAAAACCTCAGTACCATCAGCCACACCAGTATTCAGCGGGAAGGTAATCGTGCCAGTGGCAAGCGTACCGGCAGGCTGTAGAAGCATCCATTGCTGCTGCGCCACAGGGGTCGGCACCGTCTGATTAAACCCAGTGCCTGGGACGTACAGATTCGTTGCCAGCGTGGGGCTGGCAA